ATAAATACTTTTGATTACTCTATTTGAGTAATCATGAATATTTATATATTCAATAGGCTAGGGTAGTGCCTAGGTAAAAAGAAGCGAACCTTGTGTTCAAACCTAAAACTGCCCAAAAGAATAAACAAACAAAAGGAGCAAAAAATGACTACATTTTATTTAAATACGACTAAAAGCTTAAGAAAAGAGTCCTCATTCGGATTTAATACTTACTATTCCTATGCAACTCCAGTTGCATTCGAAAGATATGGGAAACTTTTCGTGAGCGAAAACGTTTGGTCCAGAACGACTGGCAAACACTTAACACAAATTGACGGAGGCGCTAAAAAATCAAGAATTCCTCATGATGAATTTGTTAAAATATACAACGAAGCGAGACAGGTTCTTTAATGTATAGAAAACCAAAAGCAGAAATTATAGTAGACCGATTTATTATCGGTCTATTTGTTGTAAAAGCAATTTATATTGCTTATTTAATATCAATTGGAGGCTAATAAAATGAGAGTAATATCGAGTAAAAACCCTTTGACTAAGGAAACTTGGGCATTCGTTAAACTATTAAGAGAGGGTCATGATCATGTCAGTAATGGACACGATCATAAAGTATATCTACAAAAAGACGTTAATGGCGTTGAGCATTTAGTGACTCAAAACAAAGACGGAAAGATCGAGTCAATAGAAAGATTGGAGGACTAATGACAAAAGAACAACAAGAGAAATTTGAGGAAATACAAAATATAATTAATCAACTTGTGTATGACCTTGAAGATTTAAAAAATGATTTAGAAGATAATAAAAAGTAATTCACGAAACACGGTCCACGATAAACGGTCCGTGTCTAGGCTCACGAGTTGAAAGAGCCTACTGACGAGTAACTCAAACAAAGGAGAGCAAAATGAATAACAATATATTACAAGTACAAAACAAGGTCGTTTACGGAAATGATCTCGTCTACCCTGTCTGTGACAAAGCAAAAAAGTTCGCTGATCTTTTATGTGTCAAAACATTTAATGATCATCACATTTGTAAAATCTTAGACTTAGGGTTTAAATTTGAGTTAGTGGTCGACTCAAAATTTCAAAAAATATTAAATAGGGGGTAACAATGGCAGATCATATAACCAAGCTAACCGACATCTATAATCGTTGGTTAGACCAAGACGAAAATAAAAACGTTGATAAGGGTTCAGCAGACGATGTTTTATTATTTGATGAGTCCTTGACGACAGACCAAAAAAACTTTTTAGAGCGTTTTTGTGATTTGTGGGAAACTGCACAAGATCATGAATACGAATTAAAACTAAACAGAGCATATAAAGAAGAAAGGAGGTTCTAATGGAAATTAGAATTATCGACAAAAATCAAAAGTTGTTACCTAATAAATTGGGTACACATTTTGGAAGCGTGATTAATTGGTCACGTTCTCGCTCATGGTTTAAGCTTGACGCTTTAACTATTGGTAATGGTGCTACGGTCTATTATTGGTCCGATCGCCATAGTGGTACGTTAATTGACGTTATCACTAAAAAAAACGGTAGACGCTTTATTGTGGTTCAAATGGACTATGCTAAGCGTACCGATAGTAATGGCTTTTCAGAAAGCCAGACCTATGAATTTACGCCTAACCCTGAGGGGCGTAAACATTACGCTGAGGTTATCGACATTGAAACCTCAGAAGGTGAAAGAGGGTTTATTCTCGAACCTAGAGAATTTAATCCTAAGACGAACCGTTTTTCAAAAGACGGTAATCGTATCACCTTGGGACATCGGTCCGAGTATTGGGACCCTTCGTTCTAATATACATTTTCTAAGACTCCGATTTGGGGTCTTGGACAATGTGTAAATACTAAGCACGATTGAGATTGAATTTGATCCCTCAATCAATAGACGTGTCTATGGTCCCTTTCATTGTAGTGGATTAGTTTCAGAGGTAGCCTCTAAGTTTTTCATAACCACTTTAAAAAAAACAAACTTAACTAGCAAGGCACGTGGGACTGTCTAAAGTGAACCAAAAGGATTTCCTAAGTTACAAGGATCATCACCTTGGCTTTCGTTATCAATCTTCACAAGTCCCACTGACCAAAACTTTTTAAAATAGTTGGTTGAAAAAAAAATAAAACTAACAATAAAGAGTATAAGAGATTGAAAAAAAAACTTGAATTTTTTTACGATGTCTCGATATAGTAAGTAAGAAATATAGAAGGACCTGAAACCAAACAAATTGCAATTTGTTTGGAGGCACTCTGACTGAATAACGATTTTAAAACAGAGTCGTAAGGTATAGGGCTCAAGAAGTATGGCCAAATGGCTGAGGTCTTGAGAAGTAAGTGCGAGTAGAGAGAGATAAACTATCTGTTCCGTCCGAAAGTTGTGGGTAACAGTTCAAACCCCACGAGTACCCTCAGGTCCTTCTACGTTTCAAACAAAGGAGGCTATAATGCTGATTATAGTTCTAGACCCATGGTAGCCCTTAGGGGCTACTTTTCATTAAAATAAAAGGAGAGCAAATGACTAAACAAGACATACATGAACTCGTGTGGAATTATCTTTTTGATAAAGCATACGATGAAGACAAGCTATTTGAAGAGATTGAGTATCTTCTCAAATCTTTTGATCAATGGTGTGGTTATACTTCTCAAGAAATTTGGGAATATTGGAATGATAATAAAAAAAGATATGAATTCGGAGACGAGTTTATTCCTTTTTTGATCAATCACATTACGCTTGATAATAAAACTTATGACGTTGACGGTATCAAAATTACACCGACACTCAAAAAACAATTATTTGTTTTTAAAAATAAACTAGAAGAAAAGGAGAGCAAATGACTAGAGAAAAACAAGACCTACTTGTTAAACGCAATTCAGTCGACTCAAAAAGATTTCACCCTTACTGTGCTAGGGCTGAAACTTTTGCTTTATTAACAAGAAAACTAACCTTAAATGAAGATGAATTAAATTGGATTGGACTTTTAGGTTATAATATTATAATACTAGATAAGGAGGTAAAATGAGTAAACTAAAACTGCTATATAGAAAAGTAATGTTTTTATTTTCTAAACAAGATCTAGACGCAATTTTAAAGTATGACCCTTTAAACATACTTACAGATAAAAAAATTAAAGGTATATGGTTAGAACAGGAGGAACAAGAATGACATCAGGCGTACAAGAAAAAAGAAGAATGATTGTCGGTCGAAATCTTAAATACAAGACCAACGATCCACGAGTCACGCTCCAAAGACTACGAGAGCAACAAGGCTATTTACTTTTAGATTTCACTCACTCAAAGTATTTGGGTAAAGAAACGCTAAGAGTGAAGATAGACGGAATGGATAGACGTTTTTATGAGCGATATCTATCAGAAAGAAAACTTAATCAGAAAGGAGAATAAATGACGTGGACTATACATCAAGGTTATTTGGGAGACCCTAAAGGTCTTCCCATAGCTGACACGTTAATCTTTGTAAAGCACAAAGAAAGAAGTTACGAGGCAATCGCTTTATATAGTGGAGAACATCGTAACGTTTATAAGAAAGATAAGGACAAGCTTTTCGATTATTTATCGAGTCCAAAATCTTTGAGTAAACAACAATTTGAAAATTTTCTAAATCCGAACGATAATTTTATGGACAGAATTTTCAATAAAAGCACGAGAACTTTAGAAATCAAAAAGTTTCTGGAGTCACAATTAGAAAAGGAGAAAGAATGAAAATAGACGTAAGATCGAAAGATTGTGTTTATATCACAATAAAGGGAGTTGTTTATTATATTGATGACTCAACAGGAGAACAAATAATAGATAAATGGAAGGAGACTAAATAATGGCTATTGTATTTGGAGGCGTTCGCTATGACGAAAAATCTACAGGTGTGGCTAGGTTAAAGAGAAAAGCTAAAAAGAAAAAAAGTAAAAAGAAAGGAAGAAAAAAATGAACGATCAATTAAAAACAGTGGGCATGGTATCAGCTATGTTTGGTATTATGTCTGGAGACGACAGAGAAGGTAAAGTAAAATATCAAAAAAGATTTTTTGAAACAGTCAATGGAATAAGTTTTCCTGACGATTGGGATAGTTTACCTTTAGAAGAAAAAGAACGTAGATTAGAAGAAGTGCAAAAGTTAGCGCTAGAAAAGGAGAAAGAATGAAATATAAGTTTGATCATATAATCGATATACTTCTTCATAGAGACGGTTGGTTAAGAGTGCCATGGTGGGTACCACAAGACCAAGAAAGAGAACAAGAAAGGAGCAATAACTATGAAACACGAGCACGCGTTCAACAATACAATCAATCACGGTCATATCGAAGGACCGTTTGATTTTCATTTAGTACAAGTAAACAAACAAGAGGTTTACGTTTACGATCACGGAAATTATTTGTTTAAAACAAAAATTCCTCGTGTTGATCCTAAATATGTCAATGATGTGAAAGAACTCAAAAACGCAAGAATAAAAGAGATCATTCGCATAGCAAAAAACAAAGTTAGCGATGTCTATTTATATTAGAGGCTTTGTTGATTATCCGTTGAGCCAATATTCTAATGAAGAGCTATTGGCTCGACTCAATAAAATAAAGAACATTATTAAAAATTCAGCACATTGTGATTTAGATGTAAAATTAAAATTAATAATGGAACAAGAAATAAAAGAAAGGGAAGTAAATGACTGTAAAAATAATAAATTGGTCTGAAGCTAAAAAACAGAAGCTTACAAGATATTACAATGGAGTACCCTGTAAGTGGGGACATATTGCTCAACGAGCCACGAGCAATCGTCAATGCATTCGGTGTAAACAAGACGCAGATAGTTTTCGAAAGAAATCAAAAGAATGGAAAGAAACTCTTTGGAACTTATTAGGTATCCGATTAAGAAGTATGAGAAAAAAAGATTTAAAGAAATTTAAACATAAACTAAAGTTAACAAGAGAGGATTTATTAGAAATCTATAATCGAACATATAACAAAAGAAAAAAACAACACATTTGCGAAGCTATAAAAACAATAGCACTTACTACTGTTTCAGGCCCAAATGTAGTTTCTTTTGATCGTATTGATAACACAAAACCACATACAAAAGAAAATTTAAAATGTGTTTGTTGGTCAGTTAATAAAGCTAGATCCGACAACAATTCTAAATTTCTTTTTAAAGTGGCCAAATATACAAGAAGATTGGAGTTGGAACATGCCTTGTAAGAATACAGAAAAATCAGCGATAGACCGTCACGCAAAAAGAAAACGTGATATTTTATCACTGTTAGAAAAATATATCAAAGTACGAAATCAATCTAAAGTTGATATAGTAAACAAGAAGTTTGAATATGAAATAGAGAAACTTCGAAACGAATTAACTAACATCAATAAGTTACTTGATGTCATCTAATTCATAATGAGGGGGAAACACCCCCTCATTAAATCTATTTTACTATCTGTTTAAATATTATATAAATAAATAATTCATTTTATGAAAGGATGAACAATGTCTAAAAAAGAAGAACAAAAATGGGTGTCTCAAATAATTTCTAAAGACACACAAAAGTTATTAGAAAGAATTTGTAAAGATACAATGAGAACAAAACCGACTCAATTACATATAATTGTCAAAGAATATTACGAAAAATTAGAAAAAGTTTAGTATAATTTATGGATAAATTATGATATTTTTTAAGAATGTTGGAGATATTAAAAGATAATCCACACTTCTTTCAGAAGACTGTCTATAAAGTCGAATACGTTGACGTACCTGACGAAGAAGAAAATACTGTTCAAAAGGTATTAGTTGAATTTACAGACGGTTCAGAGAAGCTTTATGATTTTACTTTTTGGAAAAAAGTAGTTGAAAGAGGAAAAGAAATTTTAGAGAGAAGAAGAACTTAAATAGTTCTTGCTCTCTCTTCTGTTTGACTGTCTTCTGGTTTATATTCCTTATATGCAGTCATTTGGGCTATTACGTCCTGTAAGTAGGCTATAACTAGCTTGTTTTCTTGTTCTTCGGTCATTAAATCTCCTTTTTTTTAGCGTGAAAGATCATCATATCAAACTTGGTGTATAAAAAGCCACACATTTATTTTTCATTTTATTAAATAAATGATTTGACTTTTATGATAGCATTGTTCCATGCTTAAATTTTTCTTAATTGGTTGGGCCTGTGTCTACTCTAGCACTGAAACAAGTTGTGTTAGAATGGGATCTGAGGTTATTCATAATTCTTTAGAAAGTTGTCAACAACATTATAATCTTGTTTTGAAAGAATTATCAAAAGTTGAAGACGTAGAAATAAAATTAACTTGTGTTAATTCAGTTATTTTAGAAGACTATCTTTTAAACTCTTAACCACTTTGACAACTTAGAACGAATTGGATGAATTTTAAATTCATCACGGTCCACGATCATCAACACAACATCATATTTTTTTTGCTCACTTGTGGGGGTCCTATAAATTCGGTCCCCCTCTTCTCTATAATTTGTTTTCTTGGTTCTTCTAGAAATTGTTTTAACATCAATGCGAAAAGTTTCATCATCTGGAGAGATCGCAATTAAATCAATCATACCATGAGGCGCTACGTTTTTAAAAACTAAAAATCCTAACTGTAAAAGTTTATTAACTGCTGAATATTCGGAGACCGTTCCTGATATATGTTTTTTGTTTAGGAACTCTTTCACAGTAAATTTATTTTTTTAATCCACGGTTTTGGAATAACTTGGACACGACCACAATCAGAGTCTCCCTTACGACCTTTGTCAGCAGAAAGGATGATGAATTCTTTCGTGTCTTTAACCACGTACCCCAAACTAAAGACCGTGGGAGGCGTGATCTTTTCAGCGTCTTCCAAGTCATGCCAACCACTTTCCATTTCATAAGCGTCTATCCACTCTACTTCAACCTTATCCTTTAAAGATTTTTTCATATTTAGAATATTATTTCTAAACGAGAAATACTTCAATTATTTAAAATGATCTTCAGGAATTACTTTATGGTATTTTTTAGCTTTTGATTGATCTTCACTGTTATAAGCGATGCCATAGGCCTCTCGTCCTTGCATGACAGAATAAGTGGAAACCCTATCTTTTAAGCCTTTATCTACTGCTTCAGAAACTGAGTTCATGTACATATCGTCAAAAAGCATAATTCCGTCTTTTTTAAGTTTAGGCCACCAATTCTCAATATCCTCTAAAACAGCGTCATATTCATGAGCTCCGTCTATAATAATTACGTCAAAGTATTTATCTTCAAATCTATTGATAACTTCTGGATTATCAGAGCGACTCTCAATAAGCTCCAATATACCTGAGTCAATAAACATCTTTAAATTAGACTCTGTGTACTCTTTAAACGTTCCGTCCTTACCTATAGCAGAACGAATAAAACTATGTTCTGAGGAGCCTCTAAACGTGTCTAAAGCGTATACTTTGAGGTCAGTTCTCCATGTGTCTATAATATTCGTACACATATAATTAGTTGATCTTCCGTAAAAACAACCAATTTCTAAAATTTTTCCATTAGTAGGGCAATAATCAACAGCCTTGTCGTATTCTTCATGGCCATTAAACCACCCAGGAATTTCATGATATTTCATTTTTATTCTCCTTTGAATTTGTAAAATAATTTTTGGTCAAAATTTTATCAGCCTTTAATCTATTTATTTTTCTTTTTTCTTGTTCTAATGCATATTGAACAGACATTCTCTTGTCGGTATATTCATAAATAGGTTTGTGTTTCATTTAAAACCCCACATAATATTTATAATTTTTATTAATTAAAAATTTCACAGATTTAATTCTGCTCTCTGTCATTTTCAAATTTCTATCATCCCAATTGTCGATATCATTTCTCCATTTTTTTAATTGTCTTTGATAAAGACTTAATAACTTTTGATGATATCTATCTATTGAAAAAACTTTTCTGTTTCTCATTCTTTTAGTTTCTCCGTTATTGTTTTAGCTAACTCTAAAGCAGTCTCATGTACAATATTAGCCATAGCCCACTTTTCGTATTTATCTAAACTCTCTTGCATTTTAATTAATTCATTAAAACATTCACAAGCTTCTTTTAATTTCCTGTGATCTATTTTTTCACGGTTAGGACTTAATATCATATTAACCACTCCTTAAATTCTTCACCCATTATTTCAGAGGCAATATTAATTTTAGAACGAAGACTTTTAATAATGTTTTCATCTACCGTTCCCTCACAGATAAGATCAACGTATGTTACTTTCTTCTCTGTACCAATCCTATGATTTCTAGCTTCGGCTTGTTCTCGTATTTCAAGATCATAGTCGTTAGAATAAAATATCATAGTGTTGGCTATATTTAAAGTTAGTCCGTAACCACCTGTTCGTGGGTGCCCAACTAAAAATCTCATGTGATGATTAGGGTCCTTAAACCTATCTAAAATTTTAGGTCTTTCTATTGAAGGTGTTTCACCATAAAAACCTTCTGCTGACCCTTTTCCATATTTTTTATCAAGAGCATCAATAACAGTTTTAATGTTATGCCTATAAGAACACCAAATAATTATTTTTCCACCACTCTCTTCAACTGTGTCAATCAACTCTTTGACTCTATTTTCTGAAAAATCAATTAAATTTCCTTCATCTGTTGTCATATAACCACAGGCTATTTGATGAAGTCTTTTTAATTGAGCAATCAATGTAGCTGTTGTTAATTGCTCTCCTTCTATTTCAGCTAATGCCAATTTTTTCATCATTACGTAAGCCTTTAATTGATTATCGGTCATCGGTACACGTCTCTTTAAATAAATTTTATCAGGCAAATCTAACGCTTCGTCTTTCGTGACTCGATAAGAAAAATTTCTAATCTTCTCTGTCAGTTCATCTAGGCGTTTGTATCCAGTTACTTTATTAAAACTTCTTCCACCAAAACTCATTTTCATTTGATCGCAATACCTAGCTTTAAAAGTATAAATAGAACTAAAACCTAATAGATCCTCGTTTAAAAAAGCACACTGAGAATACAAATCTTCAGGAGATTTAGTAATCGGAGAACCTGTTAAGATGACTCTATACTTGGCATATGTTCCAATTTTAATACACCTTTTTGTTCTTTTAGCTGAACCGTTTTTAATAATAGTAGACTCATCAACACACATTAAAGTTTTGTCAGTGTAAGTAAATTTTTCAGCGATAGAACTTCCGTTCTTTGTAATGATAGAATCTATATTCATAATTAAAACTTTTAATTTATTATCGGTAGCAAATAATTTTGATTTAATTTCAGTTTGTTCTTTTTTTGTTTTTGCGCCTTCCCAAACATGAACATCGTATTCAATATGATCAGCTAAATGTTTTCCTAATTCTTCTTTCCAATTATATTTAATTCCATTAGGACAGATGACTAAAAGATTATTTATTCTTCCGTTATCAAATAATATAGAAACACCGTCTATTAAAACTTTTGTTTTTCCACAACCCATTTCCATGAACAAAGCATACTCAGGTGTATCTTTGTCAAAAGAATTCATCATCCCAGCAAGACCAACCAATTGATGTTCCATAGGCTTTGTTTTAAACTTGTATTTTTCTACTAACATATATAATATTTTATTCTATATAAGAGAATATAATAAAATGACACAAAAAAGTAAAGTATATATTGTACAAAACGTAATGAGAAAATATCCTGACGGAACTTTAAGATCGTTAGACTACACTCAAGCTGAAAGATTTGGAGAAGTTATAATTTTATTTGACGGAAATAAACAAGTTGTAATGTCTCCACAACCTACTATTCGAAAACTCAGAACTCTTCTAAAAGACTTTAAAGACAACGATTATTTACTTTTAGTTGGAGATCCAGCATTGATAGGGTTGACTTGTTCGGTAGTAAGTAATATATCTAATGGTAGATATAATATGTTAAAATACGATAGAATAGAAAAAGATTATTTTCCTATTCGAGTTGACATTTATAATTAGAATAAAAAGGAGTAATACATGGCTATTAATTTAAGACGTGAGGAAAAAGATTTCCAAGTAACGGAAGTTGATCCTATATCGAAAGGCTCTCAAGATTATTTGAAAGCTGAAAAAGAAGTAGAAGATTTAGAAGCTCTTATAAAAGTAAAAAAAGAAGTTCTTCGAAAAGCAAATGAAAATTTAGTTCAGTTGTTTGAAGAGCGTGGAGTCACTTCTATAAAAATGAAAGACGGTTCTAACGTAGAAATAAAACCGTTTTATACAGGAACTATTTCAAAAGAAAAACAAGAAGAAGCTTTTGAATGGTTGCGTGATAATGGGTATGAAGACTTGATAAAAAATCAAGTCATAGTAAAATTTGGTAGAGCTGAAGATGATAAAGCAAAAAATCTTTTTTCTGATTTAGCTAACCAAGGGTTGGACACTGACAGAAATGTTAAGGTCGAACCGTCTACTCTCAGAGGTTTTATTCGTGAAATGGTCGAGGGTGGAAAAGAACTTCCTATGGATACTTTTGGAGTATTTGTAGGACACAAAGTCAATATCAAGAAAGGTAAATAAATGACAGAGACAGTAAAAAAGCAAGTAGCGAAACAAGAAAAGGGAACAGACGTAGCGACACTAAGTGGTCTATTAAAGGCGGGTCCCTCACTCTCAAAGAGAGATGCTGAAGACTATCAAATTCCTTATTTTAATATTTTAAGTAAGGGTGCTCCTCAGCTAGAAGAAGATGACGGTAAGTATATCGAAGGCGCAAAGTTAGGACAGATTTTCAATACTGTTACTAACAGAGTTTATGACTCCATAACCGTTTTACCAGTCTACTATCGCAGAAGATTTGTAGAATGGGCAGAGCGTGGAGAAGGATCAGGAGCTCCAGTTAACATATATACTCCAGAGCAATTTCAAAAATTCCAAATGGAAGGTAAAGTTGTTCGAGGTGATGATAACAAAGAACGCTTTGTAGGAAAATCCGATACCTACATCGAAAATACTGCTGAACATTATGTGATCGTACTTGAAGAAGGTGGTTCTTGGAGTAAAGCGATCATTAAAATGAAATCAACACAATTAAAAAAATCAAGGACATGGAATTCATTAATGTCCAATCAGAGACGTGTTGAAGGTGATGAAATTTATCAACCAAAAGACTTTGCTCGTGCATACACATTATCCACGGTCAAAGAAAAGAACTCAAAGGGTTCTTGGCATGGTTGGGTCATCATTGAAAATAAATGGATTGATGAATTAGGGCTGAAGAGTGTTCAGACAATAATTGAAGATGCGACACAATTCGAAAAATCAATTCATAGTGGTGATATTGAAATCACTCCGACACAGGATGATGCTAAAAGTTCCCCTCAAGGGGATGCCTCACAGAATGGTGACGACATACCGTTCTGATTAATAGCCCGCGTAAAATTAAGAGTGGTCTTGTCCTCCTATTCCCACTCTTAATCGGTTGGGGTGTGGTTTTTTCGAGCCTCCTTTCGGACCATGCCCCAACTTAATTAAGGGAGAGGCTATTAATTTGAGAGGTTAATATGGAATTAGAATTAATTAAAAAGTTTAAAGAGGTCTTTACAGGTCTTGAGAGAGCTCATGGTGTCTTTTATAAAAAGAATGAGCCACAAGAAGGGCTAAAGGTAGAGGCTAAAATGACCACGGTCCACGAAGCACCGACCTTGGAAAAATTTGAGCAACACCTAAAAGGAGAATATCCTGCTATGGGTATTGTTCCTATTAATGACGAAGACAAATGTAAGTTTGGCGTAATTGATATCGATGTTTATCCTCTTGATCACAAAGCTTTACTAAAAATAGTAAAACAAAAAAAGTTTCCTTTAATTATGTGTCTATCAAAAAGTGGTGGAGCACATTTATACTTATTTACAAAAACATATGTCACAGCAAAAGATATACAAACCAAGTTAAGCGAAATGGCAACAGCTTTAGGTTATCCAAAAGCTGAGGTATTTCCAAAACAAATTGAACTGTATCAAAGAGAGGGAGAAGAAAAAAGAGATACAGGCAGTTGGATTAATTTGCCTTACCATGGAAGAAGTCGATATGGATTAGATCAAAATGGTAACGCGTTAAGTTTAGAAGAATTTCTTTCTCACTACGATAGTCTCGTTGTTGGTGCTCTCAAGTCGATTAAAACCGATTTCAAGAACGAGGTTATTAAAGACGGACCTCCATGCCTACAAATACTAACTGAACAGGGTGTTTCTGACGGATCACGTAATAACGCTCTGTTCAATGTAGGCGTATACTATCGTAAGGCTGATCCTGATAATTACAAGGAATTAGTTGAAGAGTATAACAGAAACTATATTTCACCTCCTCTTAAATCTGATGAAGTTTTAGTCGTGATAAAACAGGTAAGTCAAAGTGACGGTAATGGTGCGCCTAAGTATATGTATCGTTGTTCTCAACCACCGATTGAGTCTTTATGTAATAAGAGACTTTGTAAAAAAAGAAAATTTGGTATTGGAAGTGAAGGTGATAGAGATCATCCAGTTTATTCCGATTTAAAAGTATATAAGTCTGATCCTCCTCGTTATTTTTTAAATGTTGATGACAGAAGAATAGAGATAGCTAATACAGAAGACTTGATGACACATAAAAAAATTATTCAAGCTTGTTTAGAACAACTTAATAAAGGTATTATGAACATGAGTTCAGCAGAATGGAATCAAACATATAGTGATTTATTTGAGTCTATTTCTATTGATCACCCACCTGAGGAAGTCACAAAGAAGGGTGAATTTAAAGAATTGTTAGAAGAGTTTTGCTTACATCAAGGTGAGGCTCTAACAATAGCAGATATATTTTTAGGTAAATCTTATACTGAAGAAGGATTTACTTATTTTGCTCTCAAAGACCTAATGGATCATTTAAAAAGAAATGATTTTAAGGAGTCAAGACCTTGGGTAACAATGAGATTAAAAGAAGAATATGATGCTGAAGACACTATTAGGAGTGTTAAGAACACAAGAATGAGACTATGGAAAATAAAACAGTTGAACATAGAAGATGTGGAGCTAGATATTCCTGATATGAAAAAAGAAAATAACGAGGAGGAAATACCGTTTTGAAAAAACTTAGATCACAAGTACAAACTGATAACATTACTAATGAGATCAGTAGAATGTTTGACTATCAATTTGACGGTCAAACAGAGTTTACTCTACCAGAGTTTCAAAAACCAAAAGAAGGATTTAATATTGGTTTAATTGTTGGAGCTTCAGGAAGTGGTAAATCAAGTTTATTAAAAGAATATGGAGAAGAAGAAAATATTCAGTGGGACTCAAACAAAGCTGTTTGTTCTCACTTTGATACACCAGAAGAAGCACAAGATAGATTATCTTCTGTTGGATTTAATTCTATTCCTTCTTGGATGAGACCTTATCACGTTTTAAGTACAGGAGAAAGATTTCGATCTGATTTAGCTAGGAGAGTAAAAGATAATGCAGTTATTGATGAATTCACTAGTGTGGTGGACCGTAATGTAGCGAAGTCTTGTTCTAATGCTTTGCAAAAATTTATTCGAAATAAAGATATTAAAAATGTTGTCTTTGCGTCATGTCACTATGATATCATTGACTGGTTACAACCTGACTGGGTGTTTGATACAAACTCTAGTAAGGTGGTATCACGGGGGTCTCTTAGGCGACCCAAGATTGTTTTGGAAGTCGTTCCTTGTTCCCACAAAATTTGGTCATACTTCGCTGAGCATCACTATCTCACAGGAAACATCAGTACAGCTACACGATGTTGGGTTGCCACATGGAACGGAACCCCAGTCGGATTTTCATCAGTTATCTTTTTTCCCTCAGGAACAATCAAAGAAAAAGCGTGGAGGGAACACAGGACAGTGATACTTCCTGATTTTCAAGGATTAGGCTTAGGCGTTCGTTTGTCTGAGGCAGTGGCAAAACAATTCACGGTCCTCGGTCATCGTTTCTTTTCTAAAACAGCTCATCCTCGTTTCGGTGAATATCGAGAAGCTCATCCTGAAAAATGGAGACCAACAACTCATAATAAACAAAATAGAAAAGACGATTATGAAAAGGAATTAAATAGAATAGCTACAGGGAAAAAGACTTCCAATTTTGGTGGCTATAGTCAAGAGTTAAGAGAAAAACATAAAGAAAGGGTTTGCTACGCACATGAGTTTATTGGATAAGAAAACTCCTACAGTTGTTATTGGTCCCCCAGGGACAGGTAAGACAACTTTCATTTTAAATAAAATAGAAGAATATTTATCTAATGAAATAAACATAGATGAGATAGCTTTTTTTTCTTTTTCTAATAAAGCAGTTGATGAGGCTAAACAAAGAGCTTCTCAAAAATTTAAAGTACCGTTAAATCAGTTAGAAAATTTTAGTACCTTACACTCTTTCGCATTAAGGCAAATGGGTCTTACGAGAGAGCACATACTAAGTAATAATGATTGGAGGAATATATCAAATGAACTTAGGATTAATATTAACGTTAATAATGATGATGACATATTTTTCAACAACTATGACGACAAATATGTTGATCTTATAGAAAAAGCAAAAAGAAGAGACATACCTTTACGTGATTGTTGGGCCATGTTTGCAAAAGATATTATTTGGCACAAACTAGAGTACATAGATAAGGGATTAAGAGACTACAAAAACTTTGGTTATGAAAAATTTACAAATGGAACTAATGGGTATTTAGTTAAGGACCAAGGACCAAAAGTAGATTTTACTGACTTAATTACTAACTATGTTAGTGGAAGCTTTTATAAAGCTTTTAAAGTTGTTTTCTTTGATGAGTCTCAAGACATGTCTACGATACAGTGGAAAATGGCAGAAAAAATATGGAGAAACTCAGAAAAAAGTTACCTCGCTATGGACCCTAATCAGGCTATTTATACTTGGGCAGATGCAGATGTATCAAAAGCAATACAAGTTAAAGATGAAGCTAAAAATATAATTGTTTTGGATCAATCAAAGAGAGTTCCAAGAAAAGTTTGGGAAATTGTTAATCGTGTTGAAGAACAGATTATAGGCTATGATGATATTAAATGGTCTCCTGCTAACAGAGATGGATCTGTTGAGTTTATTAGAGGCATGTATCACTTAGATATGAACCAAGGTTCATGGTTGATAATGGGTAGAACAAGAACTATTCGTGATGACATGGAAGAAGTCATGAGAAAGAAAAATATATTTTTTAGAGTTAAATTAAAAGACAGTAAATACAGATATTCTATTGGAAGTAAGGAAAGAAATGCTATTCTTACTTGGAAAGATTTGATGAGAAATGAAAGCAATCAAGTTCCTATAAGGTTGATAGAAAATCTATACAAGTGTTTAGGAAAAGAATACGTAGTTCGTGGTAATAAAAAACTTATCGCAGAACAAAGAAAAGCTTTTCCTGATAAGAAATTATCTTTCAAAGATCTGAAAGATGATTTTGGACTAACAGTTGACTTTGACACGCCTTGGACAGAAGTAATGACAACAATTAATACAGAAACAAAAGCGTACTTAGAAAACTTAGAAACAAGAGGCGAAGACTTAGCCTTAGAACCAAGAGTAACATTATCTACTATTCATCAACAAAAAGGTGGTGAAGCAGACAATGTTATTGTTTCATTAGATATAGGAAAAATGGCATACGAAGAATATCGTATTAATCCGATTAGCGAACATAGATTATTTTATGTTGCTTTTTCTAGAGCTAAAGAAAACTTATTTATAATAACGCCACAATCGCGGGAGGCATATAGAATATGAGTAAACAAATAGGAATGTTTAAACCAAAATCCGAGTGGGTTCCACCTATGGATTTTCCAAATATCAAAGACGCAGATAAAATAGCAATAGATTTAGAGACTAAGGATCCAAACATTATGGCGAAAGGCCCAGGTTGGGCTACTAATGACGGAGAAATAATTGGTGTTGCCATAGCTGTAGACGGTTGGAAGGGGTATTATCCTATCCGACATGAGACAGGATTTAATCACGATCCACGAGTCGTGTTTGACTGGCTAAATGAAATGCTTTCAGGCGAAGGAGAAAAGATAGCTCATAACGCTACCTATGACTTTGGTTGGTTAGAAGCTGAAGGAGTCAAATGGAACGGTCGTATCATTGATACAATGATTGCTGCTCCGTTAATTAATGAAAACAAATTTAGTTATTCTTTGAATGCAGTATCAAAAGAGTATTTAGCTGAAAGTAAAAACGAATTTCTTTTAAATGAAACAGCAGCACAATGGGGTGTTAATCCTAAAAGCGAAATGTTTAAAATACCTTCTCAATATGTAGGAGAATATGCTGAACAAGATGCAGTGCTATCTTTAAAACTTTGGGATAGATTAAAACCTGAAATAGTTAAACAAGATCTTGAAACAGTTTTTGATTTAGAAACTGACCTTATACCTATTCTTATGAAGATGAGAAAAAAAGGCGTAAGAGTTGATTTAGAACAATTAAAGAAAGCTGAAAAAACGTTTATTAAAAAAGAAAACGAGTTAATGAAATTTATTTTCGACAAGACAGAACTCAAATGTGATATATGGGCTGCTCGTTCTATTGCCACTGTTTTTGATCAATGTAAGATTGAATACCCTAAAACAGATAAAGGTAATCCTAGTTTTACAAAAAGCTTTTTAGAGTTTCACCCTCATCCTGTACCCAAGGCAATTGTTCAGGCCAGAAATTTCAACAAGGCACGGACCACGTTCCTTCATACGATAGAAAAATATCAACATAATGGAAGAATACATGCAAATATTAATCAACTACGAACAGAAAATGGTGGTACGTTGACAGGTCGATTTAGTTATTCTAACCCTAATCTTCAACAAATTCCTGCGAAAGACGATGCTCAATCAGATATTAAAATCGGTTCCTTAGTTCGAGGATTATTTTTGCCTGAAGAAGGAGAGAAGTGGGGTTCTTTTGACTACTCTCAACAAGAGCCACGACTCGTGAGCCACTATGCGAATATCGTGAAACTAGAGGGTGCTGAAAAAATTGTGAAAGCTTATAACGAAAATAAAGAAACAGATTTTCATACAATCATGGCTGAAATAGGAAATATACCTCGTAAGAGCGCTAAAACCATAAATTTAGGACTATTTTATGGTATGGGTGTAGGAAAATTATCTGATCAATTAGGTATTGATCCTGAGGAAGGTAAGTCTTTGATTAAACAATATAATGAGAGAGTTCCTTTTGTTCGACAGTTAGCTAATGCAGTCTCTGATCATGCGAATAAAAGAGGTGCAGTGAAGACTTTCTTAGGTCGAAGATGTCGTTTTGAATTATGGGAGCCAAAAGCATTTGGTTCTTACAAAGCGTATCCTTTGGATAGAGCTAAAGAAGAGTATGGTGAATATACTCCTTTGAAAAGATCAGGGACATATAAAGCTTTAAATAGGTTGATACAAGGATCAGCGGCTGATCAAACAAAAAAAGCCATGATTGATTTAGATAAAGAAGGTATCAATCCTATGATTCAAATTCACGATGAACTAGCCATTAGTCTTAATGGTGATCCTGAAGTGGAGAAAAAAGTTATCGATATTATGGAAAACACGATTGAAATGAGTGTTCCTTCCAAGGTCGATGTAGCAATAGGAAACAATTGGGGAGAAGCAAAATGAGAATAATGTATCAAAACGGAGAACTTAAACTTAGCTTAACAAAACAAGAAATAAAACACATTGTAGATAACACAGGTAGTCCAGTGACTATGGATATTAAAATGTTGAAAGTGTTACATGAGGATATATCTGATTGTGTCAAAGCACACTGGTCTAATATAGAAGTGTGGGAAGCTATAGAAGAACACCTAGCGTCTCAAAAAAGCATAAGTAAAAAAGAAAAATAAGTATTATATTCTCCTCGAAATAAACCAAGGAGATAATAATGTTTAACCTAACTAATAAAGCCAAGAATCATTTTTTAAACTTCTTTAAGCAAGAAGATAAAGATGAATCCATCAAAGAATTTTGTCAATCAGAGTACAAAAAAGATTGGTACGCAGCTTACAGATTTTATAAAGAAGAAGGTCAGTTCCCTAATTTTATTAGAAGAACTCTTTAAGTATTAGCTACTATTTCAGCTAGATGCTCACATCTGTTGGTGGTTTGCTTATGCCACCTAGAATTTTTCATTTCATCCGAAGCTTCTTTCCACTTCTTGTTTCTCATGTTTTTCCACATCTTGGAGAAATTTCGGACACCTTGAGTTCCTAGCTGAAAAACCATTTCCACAATAACGTGTTCTATATGAACAGGTAAATCGTGACCAATACATTCCTCAATTAAAGCATCAGCTCCCGCTGCTGCTCTGTTTAAATCTAAATCAAATAGTTCATCTATTTCTTCTCTAGAAATTTTTTTTCCTTCAGGAAATCTTTCTCTTTCATGTGGTTTAATAAGGTGGCCTATGCCAATCGTGGCTTTTCCTAAACTGTCCAAATATACGTGGTCAACAATTCCTTCCGCAGAAGTGACTCTAGCTCTTAATTCATCTGTAATTTCAATCATGATGCACCTATACCCCAATGTTCTTCATGAGGATCTTTTTCTACCTTTCGTTTAAATATATTTATAATAAATTGAATTAATTTCATTTATTTAAGTTTATAACCTAAACCAGAGTATTTGTCTACACTTCCTCCATCTTTAAATGTGAAATTTAGTCCACCCTGTACTCCTTCAGGTGTAGCAGAAAGATTGTAATTAACAGGAGTTTGGTTAAACATAAATTGATCCGAGTAGCCTATTCTATTTGGATTTAATGGATCAAATTGAATTTTGTTTAAGTTATATTTGTTAGCTAGATTTTGTAAATTTTGTAAATTACCAATCACATTCTGACCCATGTTACTTGCCATAACACCTGACATATCCATATCACTTACTCTTATGGGATCATAGACTTGTTGATTAAATAAAGGATTATCTAAATTAGAATCTCTATCAGGCAAAAAAGGAAAAGCATTATCAAATTCTTCATTTGACATTTGACTAGGGAGAGTTTCCAAAGGTTCTACTAAAATATCATTTCTAGGAGTTAAGTCTTTAAAAGGTTCTTCTGTGGTAGTAAAAATTGTACTACCACCACCTGTTGTTACGGTAGGCTCTCCTGAGAGATTTTTTCTTAAATTATCATACACACCTTTCACAGATTCTATTCCTTGTGTAGTTCCACTTTTAACTCTACTAAAAAGATCAGATAAAACAGACCCAATAGCTCCACCTCTTCCTATAAAATCGCTTATACCTCTTCCAATATTACCAAGTCCATATCCAATATCCCCCATAACTTCTCTTGTTGTAGGACCATATTGTTGAACTAGTCTTTGTCTTTCTTCAGTTAAACTTCTTGGAGCGTCTAGCTTCATTTGAGTAACACCTGAAACACGACTTCCTGTATCTGTATAAACAGGTTTTGTGTATAGGTTTTTGAATCGCTGAAGTTCATCAGCTTGCTTCATTCTTCTAGTTGCTCTGTCGTCAGAGACATCTGGTCTGTTGGAAAAGAATTCTTTACGACCTCTAGCAGCGTCTAAATCTCTAGCAATATCTGCTCTACTTGTTCTAGCTCTACTAGCCTTAGCTTTTAGTTGTGCAGTTTTACTAGTTGGTGTTCTTCCTGGAGGAGCCATTATGCTACCACCTGTGGTTTTTTAAATTTTTTAGAATCATAGAGATCCACGATACCACCCTCTGCTGCATTGAACAAAGGTAATCCAACAGATTCTAAGCCAGCCATAGTTTGTGGATTTATTCCATCAATAGAAGCTACATCCATTTGAGGCATTTCAATAGGATCAATAACATCAACACCTGTATCTCCTCTGCTAACCTGAGGTTCTGAAAAGGTGACTGTGCCTCCACTTGGTGGAGCAGTGCTTGGTAAAGTATCTTCTTTGCTTTCTTCTATATTGTTAAGTTCATCTAAGAATATGTTTGAGTCTCCTTGAAAGATATCGACTTCTTTAATTATTTGATCTAATTGATCAGTCTTACTTGGATCTTTTTCGAATAACTGAATATTGTCTAATAAAGTATCTATTTTGTTTTGTGCATCTTCTAATACATCTGGATTAAAACTAGGATCTAAAGCTTGTAATTCCGTGTTAATAGCAGAGTCCCTCCCTCTTTGTTCTAAATCTGCTGATAATGCCCTAAAAAATTGTACATATGCGGTCTTTCTTTGTATAGCAGGTAAAGTTGAGTCAAACCCTTGAATAGCAAATTTTAATGTTTCAGGACTTGTTAAAAAGTTAGAAAAGCTTCTAACACCTATAAGAGATCCTACAACTCCTAAAGGACCACCAAGAACTACTTTAGCAATTCTAGCAAATGGGTTGTTAGTAATGGCTCTTGCTCCACCCATACCACCAATAGCGATACTTCTTCTCAAGAAAGTTCCTGTTGCTGGTATATTAATATTTTGTTGTCTCGTTAACATCTCAATTAAATCACCAACATAATTACTAGGTAATCTTTGAGATTTAGGAAGGGACTCGTTTACCAAATCTACCAATTGATTAAAAGCCTTACCTTTTACCTTACCTCCTGAGCCATCCAATCCTAGTTTCTTTAACAATGTTCCTGTGTCTAAGACATCCATTCCTGATTCTTTAATGTTTTTTGTTGAAGCAGCAAAAGCGTCATCAAACCAAGTTCTTACTAATTCGCCTGCTAATTTTCTATCACCACCAGTTATTCGAACTAAATCATCAACTGCTGAAGGAGACATTCTTCGAAGTAAAGGAGCAACTAAATCATCAACATATTTTTTTGACTCTCCTTTAAATTTACCACTCAAAGCAGTAAAAATATCATCTACTTTTTCAATTTCTCCAGCCACCACTCTTTCAAAAGGTTCTCTAGCTGTCGTGTATATTTGTCTGAAATCTTGAATTTGTTGTATGTAATTTTTGACTATAACTTGATCTTCTTTTGAAAACTTAGCTAAAAAATCATCAGCATTAGCGTTATCTAACAATTTTCTCATTTCATCAAATGATGCACCTAATTTTTGTTTTGAAGTTCCTGGTTTTCCTTTAGAATTTTTCACTGCATTTTCTAACTGTTCCATTACAGCTTTCCAACCTGTGTAATTTATTCTAGCGTTTTCAGGATATAGTTTTACAAATCTTTTAGCAAAATTATAAAATTCACTGTAGCCTGGATCAGTCGTTTTAGATACATTTTTACCATATGTTTTTTCAAAATCATCAATATACTCTGTTAAAAAATTTCTCATGTTATTAACAGGAATTACCTTCCCTTTGTTAGGAACTAATTTTTCTGTTTTGACTATTTCATCACTAATTCTACCCATGGTTTTTTTAAAAGTACCGTAGGCTTTGTTTGATTGTTCAAAAATATTTCTTGCAAGGGTATCGTCATCCAATCCTTTACCCATTTTATTAGAAAAGTCTCCTAATAAATCAAATAGTTTTGCTGATCGCTCTGCTGTTGCACCTTTTAACTTAGTTCCTAAAAATGGAATCTGAGCAAAACCCATTCTAGCAACATTTATGAATTTACCTGTTAAGGTTTTATTATCCAAATCTCCTATAGTAAAAGCTAGTTTATCTCCTAAATATTCTTTTGATTTTTGAAAAGCTTCTTTAAGATTTTTATCTTTTAATACACCACTAGATAAGGAAACTCTAAAAGCTTGAATAGCAGCCTCAGCCATAGGACCTACTGCAGCCCAAGTTAAACCTGTTTTAATGTCTTCAGGCAACACTTCTAATTGCTCCCAAAGACTCATTTCTTCCCCTGTAGATTGACTTTGTATTATATCAAAAGCTTGAGCACCTGCCGTGGATCCTAAAGCATCATACAGAATTAAAGATAGTACTTTACCTGGGACACTAGGAACATAAGGAAGAGCTTTTAATGTTAAGGCTTTTGTTCCTACTGCTAAACCTGAGATACCACCTACAGCTTCAAATGTTTCTCTATTTAGTCCATACTTTTCCATACCTTCTCTTTGTGAAAAAATCTTCTCTAAGCTCTTAGGATCTAATAATCCTCCTTCATAGGCTTCAGGATCTTGAAGAGCTATATTTGGTTTTGTTAATGATCTTAATAATTCTGAAAAAATATTAGGAGTCTTTGTTGTTTCAAACTCTTGTAACTCTTCTATTCTTTCATCTTTTTTCTTTTGAAGATCGTCTAGCTCTTCTAAAAAAACATTTTTATCGACCATTTTATCGACCTGACTGTTGTTTAAGTTTTTCTAATAAAGAATCTAATATTTGTGACTCAGACTCAGGCACTTGCTCTATTGCACTTAAAGCTTGTTTTACTAAATCATCATCTTTTGTTAAATTAAATTGTTGTAAAATTTGATCTATTTTAGATCCATAAGGAATTTTTCCTCTTCCAATGGCTTCTCTCATCATATTAGCTCCGTCTCTTACATCTGATAAAATACCTTTTAAGGTATTAATTGCTCTGGTAGCATCACTAAATCCTGAAATGTTTAACTTACCTCTTTGATCAGCAATTCTATTCATCGCTGGAATACGAGTGGAAGAAATATCTTTTTGAAAGTTTATAAGTTTTTCAGGTATCAATTGTTCTAGAGTTGATAATCTTTGAATAGATGGATCAGATAAAAATTCAGTAACACGTGAGGGAATAGGAGTTGTTCCACCAAATACCTCAAACAATTGATTTATAGGTAAAACTCCTTTTTGTGCTACCTGTATCGCATCACCCACTAAACCTGCTAGTTTAGGATTGGTTTCAATCAATCCAATAGACTCTTCTAATAAATCTTCTAGTTCTTGACTTAAAATAATTCTGTTTTGATATTTGGTAATTGTGTTCTTGTCTTTAATAAGCTCCATACCACCTTGACCAGATTGTTGTTCAAAAGGAACGCCCATATCTCCACTTTCAATACCTTCCATGGCTTCCTCATAAGTTAAACTTCCACCACTTTTTTCACCACTTTGAGTGCTTCCTGTTGATCTTTTTACTATTTCACCACCGTCTTTATTTCCCTCTACAGATGTGGTTGTAAAAGTTTGTTCAACTAAAGGCTGTTGCGCTGTAGCTGAAACAGGGACAAATCCACCATCTAATAAGTCTGCTATTTTTCTAGCATCTCTTACTTGGTCTAAAACGATGACCCTACCTGAGTTTGGGTCTCTAAGATACGTTGGTTTTTCCATGCCCTTTGACTGTTCAAAAAGCATTTTTAATTGATTCTCTAACCCTAGTTTAGCTAGATTAAATTCTCTCTCTGACATTGAAGCTTTTTTGGATAATAAAGATTTATAAGCTTGCATTGCAATTGCCTTATCTTGAGCTTTCACTGCTCCTGTTATTTTATAAATATCTCCTGCTGTTTGTTTTAAAACTTCATTGATATCTGCTCCAGTGGCAATATCTAAGCCTCTTTGAATTCCTGTCAAAGCTAAAGCTCTTTTTGCCTCTTCTTTACCGTCTCCTGTAACTTGTCTTAATAGATTAATTTCACTTTGAAGAGTTTCTGCATCCATTTTTACTGGAGTCACATATTCTTTCATAAAATCAGAAATTAAAGCACTAGACATATCAGTGTAACTAGGAGTAGGAGCAGAAGTAGTATTCATTGTTCTTGGAAGAAAACTAGGATCACCTTGAAGGCTAGTAGAAGGTATGTTTCTATAATTAAAAGGTGCATCAACAATTAACCCTGTGTTAGCTCTTACAATTCCCATATTTTGTGGATTAGCTAATTGATCAGAAGCCATTGGCATCGGTCCTTGGGCCATCATTTCTTGTCCTTGAGGAGCGTTAGCAATACCTTGCTGTTTTTGTTCTTGTAATTCAAACACTGGTTGCACTAAAGCTAATACAGATAAAGGAGTATCAGTAGCATCTTTTTCACCAACAACGCCTGCTAGTTCTTGAACTCTACCATCCATAGGAACTTCATCACCACGAATCTCATTCATTAATTCAACATATTGATCAGGAGAAACCTTAGCGATACCTTCTTGAGACGGATCACGATCCGCGATCATCGGTTCTTCTTGATCTAATCCATCAGCAATGCCAACAGCATCAGATTTCATTTCACCACCCTCAGCTTTGCCAAATATAATTCTTCCTTTAATAGTTTTTAAATAGTCGTCTTGTTGATCACTACCCATATTCATAAATGCACCAAGGTCAAAATCAGTAGACCCTGTTATCATTTCAAAAACTGTGTTTAATAATTGAGGATTAGTCATCGCATCATCAAGATTAATTTTATAAGACTTGTCAGGAACTTCTCTATTTAAACTTGAATTATCAATAACTCCTAATTTATCTAAAATATTAAATTGTAAAAAAGAAGGAACAGACATTTCACCTGTATCAGGAGACCCTGTTTGTCTCATTGCTATAGGACTAGATTGAACTTGTTGTTCAGACATAAATTTTTGATATAGCTGACCTATAATCTGATCTCTATTAGGGTCTTGCATTAAGGCTTGTAATTGTTCAGGAGACAAGGCTGTTTGTAAATATTGCATAAAAGCCTGTTCACCACCCATAGGGCTTCCCTGTTGCCTAAACAAAGGTCGTTGCATAACTTGATTCATCATTAAAACAATCCTCCACTTTGCATTCCACCTAAAGCGCTAAGACCTGCAATACCATAACCTGCAATTTGTTGAAGAGGAGAGACTGAAGAACCTGTGGGAGCAGTCGATGTTTGAATTGTTTGTTGTGATGTTGGTGCTCCCTGATAAATATCAGATAAGAAACCTACTCTTTTATACGGTTCATACATTTGTTGTAATTGATTTTGTCTTTGAGCCTCTAACTCTGATTGAGTTTGTTGTTGCCCTAAAGAACCCAACCCTAATAAAGTGTTAATATCTTGGCCACCTAATTGTTGTCCTGTTGCTCCTAATTGAGCTTGTTGTCCTGCAAATGTTCCATACTGAGGAGCGAGTGCACCAAGACCTGCTGCTGAGCTTTGTTGTCTTTGACCTAATTGTTGTTGTGCATTTAAAAATGCTTGAGCTTGAGATTGAGCTAACGCTGACGCACGATTACGCTCTAATTCTGCTTGTGCAACTCCTTCTCTTCCACCTCCAAAAGCACCTGCTTGAATTGCTTGTGCTGCTTGACCTTGTTGAGCTATGTTATATGCACGATTAATTTCATCTTGAATTGATTGTTGATAAGGATTCATAAAAGGTTGAATCTGTTCCATAGTTGGAGCTGTACCAATATCTGTGTAAGCTTGTGCTGCTTGACCTAATGTTCCAAGGCCCGCGGCCTGTGATTGAAGAGCAGAGGTCAAAAAAGGTTGATAACTACCTATACCTTGTTGACCTAATTGAATAGCTTGTAATTGTTCAGGAGTTAATCCTGCTATTTGTTGCTCAGGTAATGTTAAAGGCTTGTCTGCTAAAGATTTTGCAGTGTCTAAAAGACCCAGTTTCCTAGCTTCTATTTCAGGTGCTTCTCTTACTATTTGTTCTGTTGTTTCCATTATACCATACCTATACTTTGCTGTGATAGACTACCACCGTTTTCTAAACTTTTCATCATTTTATACATGTTTTTTGCTCCCGCTTTTCGCGATCCACCACCCGCGTTTCTCACAGCTTTAGCTGTCATAACAAACTCACCATCACTTAACATCGCAGGAATATCATCAGAAGTTCCTGTCCCAGGGCCTGCAATTTCACCGATACGCTTTGGATGCTCTTTTACTTTACCATCAGGATGTTTTATTTGTTGACCACTTCCAGATGCAAAACCTGTTATTTCACCACCCATGGCAGCATATACGGTTGGATCATATCCTTGAGGACCTGTTATATCTTTCAATTGATATTGAGCATAATTAGGAGTGTATAAATCCTCTCGAACATATCCTTCCTCTTCTTCTTCTTGTTGTTTTGGACCTAATAATTGTTCAGCTAGAGGTAATGCAGATAGTCCAGCATATGCTGCAGGACCATATTGATACATGAAACTTGATTCTTTAGGTATTCCCATTGCAGTTATCATTTCATCTGATATAGGGTTTCCTGTTGCCTCTCCTAATAATTTCATTTTTTGAAATTGAGGATTTATTGCTCTTTGTCTTGGATCAAATGAAGTCATGAGCTTGTCACCTGCTTTTTTAAAAAAACCTTTTTCAGGTGTAGCGTTAGCACTAGCAAAAGCCTCTGTTACTGTACTAGGAGTCATGTTCCCTACAGCGATGTCTCTGTTAATTGCATCTGCAAATTGTTCGTTTACAGGTATGTTTGTCACTTGTGGTATTTTTCTTCCTGTAACACCCTTCATGAATCTTTGACTCGCAGTTCCCTCTCCACCTTTTAAAAGACCTGAAATACCTGAAGTGGCTGCTTGAATTGCTACATCTTTTGCGATGTCTACTGGTTTTTTTCCTGCTAAAGCTCCTATACCTGCTCCTACAACCGATTGACCTAACCTACTTGCCAAAAAACTTCCAAGTTTACCTCCTACCAATCCACCAACACCTGGCATGACGAAAGGTAAAACATAAGGTGCAATAGGAGCTACAGCTTTAGCAACACCTGTAACTGTATCTTTAACATTTTGAAAAAAATCACCAACAAGAGAACCAAGACCTAGTTCATAAACCTGTGCATACTCTTTTTGATCCATTTTTCACCTTTATTTTTTATTTGATGCACCCAAACTAGCAAGTCGTGGTGCGAAAATTGTTACATCTCTTTGAATATGCTCTTCTGCGGTATCTGTATCTGGATTTTCAATGTCCGCGGTGCACGCTTCTTCTGATTCGTATGTTTCATTGGTATTTTTATTTGTAAGTACTGTTTCTGTTTTACAACTGTAAACAGGAACCTGTTGACCATCAACTTCTTTGTGTCCTAAAAGCTTTGGTTCTTCTACTATTTTATTCATATTAACCTTTATTTGTACTATTGTTGATCCTTCATTTCAAGTACAGAAACCTTAATAACAAGGTCATTTGCATCACTTGATGTTACTTTTAAACTATCACCCCCTTCAAATACAAAGGTGCCGTTGATGATTTTTGTTGCTTGATGTGCCACTTGAACATTGTTAATCTCAAAATCAGTAGTTCCATTATTATAAGTCAATATTGCATTAAGTGTTCCAGAACCTGCTTGATTATGCAAAACAATAGTTTTTACCATAAATGTAGTCACAGGAACGGGTGGTGTTGCTGCCACATTGGCATTAGGAACTGTAAATAAAGTATTCGCTGCTGTATCTGCAGGACTTAAAACAAAGGTTCTAAAACGATCAGGCATCGGTGGTACCTCCTGTTGCGAAGAATGTAGTTCTTCTATTCACTTCGTCTTTATTGTCTTGTTGATAGGATGAGTTTAATTGTAGAACAATCTGTTCTAGTTGTCGTACCATTTCAGCAAAAGCTCTAGGATCATAATCTTGTGGTGGATCAGGAAATCTAGTTTGAGGTATTTTAGCCATTATCGTCCTCCATCAGGTTCCGCATCTATATGATACGTTCCTACTTTAAAGTTACCACCTGCAGTATTACTTTCTATTCTAAAATTAGCTTGTCTACCTCTACCTCTCATATCTTTTTTTGTATCTGTTGCAGCTACTGTTAAAGCTGTTTGACTAACAACATTTCCATAAGGATAATCTTTAAAACTAAATGTTACAGTTAGATTGCCTGATTGATCTCTAAAGTCAGGAACAAATCTAGAAATTCTCATAGGGTTTTCTCCAGACTGATCAATGGTAAAATCTCCTGTTTGAATAAAAGACTGCATAGCAGATCCATCATCATCTGTACCAAACTCTTGTTGATAATAATTAGAAACACCGTTCGATAAACCAATCACGGTGGGTGTTGTATTGGTAGCAGTATTTGTTAAATATTCTGTTGCTAAAGGAAACTGAAAGACACCTCGGTCAACCCATGATGTTCGATTCAGCGTGCCTACGGACCAAGTTTGTTCTAAGTAGTTATAGACAACACAACGATTAACTTGTGGCTGTGCAATATTATCAGGATTAGTTACATAGAACCAAATAATTTCTGCAAACTCTGTATTCACACCAGCAAAGATTTGATCGGATTGTGTTAAATCAATATTTTCAAATACGAAGTCATCAACACTACAAGGTAGTTTTTTCACAGTACCATCAAAGACAAAGAAAGCATTCTGACCCATCCAATACGCTACGTCTCTAACAACAACAGCAGAGTGTTGTCCTAATAGTCCACAGTTACGACCTAATTGACTTAATCCAAATGTAAAGGGTGGACCAATAAATTGTAAGCCATGCAGTGATGTATCTGTCCATACTAATATTTGACCACGAGCTTTGTCTGCTCCCACAATACTAGAACCATCTTGTATTCGCAGTGATCCTGCAGTGTTTTCTGCAGCAGGTTGATATGTATTAATATCTTCTTGTGATGAGAAACGCAGTAACAAAGGATCTTGTGAAGAGCCTGTGCCTACAGTTTTTTCTGTACCAAATAAAATTAAATGTCTGTCGGGTGTAGAAACTAAAGAAAACTTTGAAGTTGTTGGTGCGTTTGTAACTAAACTTGCTTTACCTGTTAAACCGTCCGTGGTTGGCGACCATTGAAACGTTGATCCATTTAATGCAGTTGCAATTAATAATTCACCGAAATTATCTAAGGACCAATCTCGACCATCTAATGTCACAGAAGAAGTTGTACGAGCTGTGCCCCATGTTTCTGTATTCCAAGTTGATGTACCCCAACCATAACCAAAAGTAGAAAAGGCAGGTGCAATAGCAATGTCAAAAACAGCAGTTGCTGTTCCATTGTTTGTAGTGCTTCCTGTAGATTCTGTTGCGTCTTGTTGGATAACAAAAGCATTGGTACTTGTTACTGATTTTATTTCAAAACTTCGATCAAATTGTTCTGCTGTAAAACTTGTGCCTGATAATCCTGTAGTTCCTGAGAAAGTAACAATATCTCCTACATTGGCCCCATGACCTGTGATATTAACAGTCACATTGGCTGAACCGTTTGTTGTATTAAAAATACTACCTACAGAAGAATTAGTTTGTCTTACAGGGGTGATGTCATACAAAACATCATTAGCATATATGTATAATTTTTTATCTGTACCGAGAGCCGCTAATCGTGTTCCATCTAGTGCAACCCAATGGTGAGCATCACGAGCCACACCAATTAACTTATTGTCTGTGGTCTTTTGCCAACCCCCTATTTTTTCAGGAAGTCCGTAACGAAAACGAATATTATCGCAATCCGTGTAACCATTAGCTACACCTAGACTACTTGTTTGTTTCTGTATTCCCGGTTTGAGTTGTATTTTTGTTAATGTCATCAGCTAAACTAAACATGGATCCAACATGACCTTGAAAATGCATACTTCCCATATGCGTTAAAGGTGATGCTATATCAGCCCATATCTTACCACCGATCTTAGACCATAGTCTAGAAAAATAATAGTCCTCGCTGAGGTATCTCTCACTTTCATCCCATGGTAATTTACCGACACCAAAGAGATCATAGCAGTTATCAGAAAAATAACTTTTACCATTAACAATTTGATCAGTTTTATATTTGCGATCAGGATAGGCTTTTTTCATCTTTTTAAATACATCTCGTTTTATCAACATCATACCTGTTGCAGCTTCCATAACTTCACAAAATCCACCTTGTAATTTAATGCTTTGTGTATTTTCAAAGTTTAAATTGTACCCTAAGGCTTTATATTGCAAATGTTCTTCTGAAATATCAGGGTTTTTTATCAGGGCATCTTTGACTTGATTCCAATGAATACACTTACGAGGGTAGATACCACAAGCAATATCTTTGTCTGCTCTAATTAATCGTTCAATATTCATCGGTTGAAAACCGATATCAGAATCTACAAATAAAAGATGTGTTCCTATATAATCTTTATCATCTAAAAACATAGAGACAATCGTATTTCTTGCTCTAGTGATTAATGATTCATTACCCATCGTTTGTAGTCTCATATCGACACCTGATTGTGATGCCCAGTTTTGTAGTCCTAATACACCATGTAGTGTATTTTCACTTAGCATTCCACCATACATGGGCATCCCCAAATATAGTTTTATATTATGATCTTTAAGATCGCCTTCTATCATTATTATTTACCTTTCTTGTTTAAGCACTTGTGCCGTAAAAATCTTCGAGAGTTACTACACCAGAAGTGGGTACTCCTGTGTTTGTATTTACAGTAATATATCGTTGACCAGCATCACCATTTAATGTTTGTTGGCCTGCTGCATGTCCTCGACTACCCCAAGTACATGAGGTGGTGATTGTTTGTCCAGCAGAAGCAGAAAATGATAAAACTTGACTAGGGGTTTGTGGTTGACTTCCGTTTTGACTAAAGCTCGCAGTGCCTACTACCGAACCATTAACACTCACTGAATGAGAACAAGTCAAACCCGGATCTCCAGTAGATAAATATGTTGAACAAGTCAGTCTATATGTACCAGTTACATTAATTACTTGTGTCGTTGTAAAATTACCTGTGCTTCCATTGTCTGCCCATATGTAAGCAAACATAATATTATTACCTGAATTAAAAATAGGAGGATTTTGTTCAAAAGATACACCTCTAAAGTTTGTGCCTGATTGAGTAGAACCAGTGCTAGATGCAGTGACTGTTGATTGTTTTGTGGAAGGAACTAAACTACCACCTCTATAATATTCTGATAAAGAGTGTGGAGCAGATCCACCAAACTCTGAGGCTAGATTTCCTATACTTATTGCTCCACTACTAGGTAGTGTCATTAGATTGTACCTGAAGCAGTGACATCACCAACACAAGTAAGATTTCCATTCTCGTCTAATTTCATTTTACCAGTGCCATCATAATTAAATTGTAAATTATTTCCTGATTGCACAACGGTCCAATTAGCACCGATTGCAAAAGTTGTTGATGCTGTAATAGTTGTTGAAGTAACGCTAGTCATTCCAACAGCCGTGCCACCTGTGAAAGCAACAGCACCTGAAGCTTGTGTTGCAATACTACCTAAACCTAAAGAAGTACGGGCCGTGGCCCCTGTTTCAAGAACAAAGTTTGATCCATCACCAACAATAAAATTACTATCTGTTGGACTTAAACTAGCAATG